CTTCCGGCGTTTCCGTTGCCAAAGTGGCAGACGGCCTCAACAAGTACGGAGCGCAGACGAGAGCCCTCGGCCTCGACATGGATGAAGTCATCGCGCTGTTTTCGCAGTTCGAGATCGCCGGCGTGAACACCGAGACCGCGCTCGCAGGACTGACGAAAGCGACCGGCGTGTGGATGAAGGAAGGCAAGGACGCAGGAGCCGAGCTGACGAACACCGTCAACGCGATCAAGAACGCGGAAGACGCAAGCAAGGCGGCGGAAATCGCAATAGAAGCCTTCGGAAACAAAGCAGGTCCCGAGCTTGCGGACGCCATCCAAAGCGGCCGCTTCGAGTTCGACGAGCTGACAAAAGCCGTGAAGGAATCCGGCGGAGCCGTTGACCGGACCTTCGAAGAGACGCAGGACGCACCGGACAAGCTGAAGCTGGCCGTTCAGGGCTTAAAGGTCGACCTGGCGCAGACCACGAACGAAATCCTGACCGAGTTTGGTCCGGACATTGAAAAAGCAATCGAGAGCATCGGAACCGCGCTCAAAGAGGACATTATCCCGGCGATTAAGAGCTTCGTCAGCTGGATCCTCGACAACAAGTCGGCCATCCTGGCCACGTTGTCCGGAATTGCCGCAGGATTCGCCGCATTTAAGGTCGCAAAGACTGTCATGGCGCTTGTAAAGGCTTTTCAGGCATTCAAAGCCGCACAGGAGGGCGCGACCGTTGCGCAGTGGCTGCTGAATACGGCCATGAACGCAAACCCGATCGGACTCATTATCGCCGGGATAACGGCCCTCGTCGCCGCGTTTGCCGTTTTGTGGAACAAAAGCGAAGCCTTCCGAAACTTCTTCATTGGCATGTGGGAAGGCATAAAAGAGACCGTCGGCGCTATATGGGACGCAATCAAGGCTGTTTTCGCTGCAGCATGGGACGGAATAAAAATCATCTGGGACGAGGTCTCCGGCTATTTTGAGGCAATATGGGAGGCAATAAAGGCCGTTTTTGACGTTGTTGCCGACTATTTCAAGATGGTTTTCGAGACGGCATGGAACTACATAAAATTTGTATGGGACACCGTCGTCGGCTATTTCCGGCTCGTATGGGAAGGAATCAAGACCGTTTTCGCGGTCGTTAAGGATATTCTTTCCGGGAACTTCTCGGACGCCTGGGATAAAATCAAAGGGCTGTGGGACAAAGTCGTCGGCTTCTTCAAAGGCATCTGGGAAGGAATTAAAAACGTTTTCGCGCCGGTCGGAGACTTCTTCAGTAAAATTTTCGGAGGCGCAAAAGACGCAATAAAAAATATATGGGACGGCCTCGTCGGCATCGTAAAAGCCCCGATCAATTTCCTGATCGACGGCTTGAACGCCTTTATCAAGGGACTGAACAAGGTGCAGATCCCGGACTGGGTGCCCGGCGTCGGCGGAAAGGGAATCAATATTCCTCTGATCCCGAAGCTTTACAAGGGCGGCGTCCTGAAGAAAGGCCAGCTCGGACTTCTTGAAGGATCCGGAGCAGAAGCAGTGGTTCCGCTTGAAAACAATCAGCGCTGGATCGCCGCAACCGCGGCAAGCATGCGCGCAGCCATTCAGGCCGAAGGCATCGGCGGAGGAATGGGCGGAACCGTTATCAATAACACGTTCAATCAGACGAACAACAGCCCCGAAGCGCTCAATCAGCTCGCAATCTACAGACAGACGCAGAGACAGATCGAGCTCGCGAAGGGCGTCATCAGAAGGGAGGCGCTCGGCAATGCTTAAAATCACCGCGACAAATCTCTATAACCAAAGCTTGCAGGTCACACAAAATTCTCTGTTTCGAGTGACGGCGGAGGGGCTAAACCCTCCGACCGGCACTGTATTTACAGCTGACCTCGCCACGAAGGACGGGAGCATTTACAACGCCAGCAAGGTCAACAACAGAAACATCGTCCTGAACATCTGGCCGTCCGGGCGCGACATTGAAGCGTGTCGGCTCGAGCTTTATAAGGTTTTTAAGGTCTCAAAGTTCGTGCATCTTCACATCGAGACCGGAAGAAGAGACTGCACAATCGACGGTTACGTCGAGGACATGCCGGCGGACTGGGACACAGAAGCGCAGCAGCTGCAGGTCTCCATCATTTGTCCGGATCCGTTTCTGATCGCAAGCACAGAGACCTCAGAAGACGCGGACACCGCAGGGGAGCCCGTGACCGTTGCAAACGGCGGGGATTTTGAGACCGGGGCTATTTTTGAGGTCACGGCAACAGGAGACTGCACCGGCGTTACAATCGCAAACACAACGCGAAACGAGACGTTTACCATAGACGTCGACATGGCAGCAGGCGACAAGCTCGTTCTCGACACGAAGCGGGGCGAAAAGGCGCTGACGCTGCAGCACACTGGCGAAGATCCGGTCAACATTCTGAACCTTATGGAGCAAGACAGCGAGTGGCCGCTGCTTCAGCCGGGAGACAATACGGTCACGTTTGACGCAGCAACCGGCGGCGAGAACATAACCATGAAAGTGACTTTTTCTGCGTTATACGGAGGAATCTGACACATGAATGGAACAATCTTTTACTTCCTCGACAGCGAGCTGAACATTCTCGCCGCGTTTGACACATACAAAAGCGCGATCTTTACGAGGCGCTACTGGACACCCGGAGACTTCGAGCTTTACATTCCGGCCACGAAGCATGCTCTGAATCTTGCCAGGTCGGCGTCGTTCGTAACGAGAGCAGACGACACAAGAGTCTGCGGGCTTGTCGAGAAAATCGGGATCCAAACAAGCAAGGCAGACGGCAATTTCATCACCGTTGCAGGGCGTGACGCGTCCGCGTTGCTTGATCGGCGCATAGTTTGGCGTCAGACGACGTATAATGGCCGTGCAGAGCGTATTATTCGAAGCTTGATAGAAAATGCCTTCATAAGCCCTGAAATCGAAGCAAGGGCCGTTTCCAACTTCGAGCTTGGCGAAGAAATAGGACTGAATGACATCATCCGGGTGCAGTATACCGGCGACACCGTCGGATCAGCGGTCGAGGCCATCTGCAAAACAACCGGCACCGGCTACCGCATCCGCCTCGATCTTGCCGCGAAGAAATTTGTTTTTGAGCTTTACCGGGGACAGGACCGCAGCTTCAATCAGACGGCGAATCCTTTTGTCGTTTTCAGCTCGGACTTCGAGAACCTGCTCTCGAGCACATACGACGAAGACGCCAGCGGCGCAAAGAACGTCGCACAGGTCGCCGGAGAAGGCCAGGGCAACGAGCGCGTGAAGGTCTCTGTCGGATCCGTTTCGGGAATTGACAGAAACGAGACATTCATCAACGCAAGCACGAAGAGCAACAACCAGGGCGAGATCGACCTTCTGACTTACGAAGGACTCCTGTCAGAAGACGGAGCTCAGAAGCTCGCGGAGCTCGAGGCCCGGAAACAGATCGACGGCGAAATCGCCCCGAACTACAACTATACCCTGAACAAGGATTATTTCCTCGGAGATATAATCCAAATCGAGAACGAATATGGATATCGCATGGCGCCGCGGATCGTTGAGGTCATTGAGTCCTGGAGCTCAGACGGTTATACATGCATTCCCACGTTCGAACAAGCAAGCTGACAAGCCATATTGGAACTCCTATCGCCAGAGAGCCGACGCAAAAGCGCCGGCTTTTTGGTTTTGACTTTTCATGGCAGCAGTCGTATACTTAAGTATATCACTGTATAAAATATCATTTTCTATGCAAGGGAAAAGCGGCCGCAAAAGAGCTCGAAAGAGCTGAAGAAAACCGGTCCCGAAAAAAAGCGAAGTCAGTCGGGTGTCAGCAAAAAACGCTGAAAGCCGCATAAAATAAGGGCTGACGCGTTGACTTTTAATCAAGGTGTCGCGGGTTCGAATCCCGCGTGCTTCAAACCTAAGAAAAACGCCGGAAAGCCTTATTCATCAAGACTTCCGGCGCTTTTTGTTTTGTTTCCGTTTGCGCTCGTTTGTGTTCGTTTATCGTCAGCAAAATGACAGCAAATCGGACCGTCTGTCAGTCAAAATGTCAGCAGAAAATCGCGTCGATTTTTCCGCGGGCGTTTTCTTTTTCAGCGTCAAGATGCGCATATATTTTCAAGATCATTTGCACGCCGGAGTGACCGAGAAGGGCTCCGGCCTGTTTTATTGAAATTCCGGAGTAATAGAGCAGCGTCGCGTAATTATGGCGGAACCAGTACGCGGTTATCCCGGGAATCCCGATCTTTTCCGAAATCTTCCGCCAAAAGCGGACATATACGGATTTTGAGAAGCCCGGGAACAGGAGCTCCGTGCTACATTTGCATGCTTTTGTCCTTTCATTGTACCACGGCCGGATCCGTTGAACGAGCGATTCAGGCAGCGGAACCATGCGCAGAGAGAGATCCGTCTTTCCGCACGGACGAATCACGGCGGAATTTTCCGGGAAGACAACTGTCTGGCGGACCGAAACGTTGCATTTTTCGAGGTCGACGTCGCAGATCCGGAGTCCGAGAGCTTCCTCCCGACGCAGGCCGCAGCCGTAGAGGAGCATCACGAAACATTCCTCGCGGGCATCATAGGGCGCCGCCATTATTGCAACCAGCTCAGGCGCACCAAACGGCCGACGTTCGATTTTTTGCGTTTTACTCGGTAATTCTATCCATTTACACGGATTTACCGCGAAAATGCCCGAATCTGACGCCCTGTCGCAAGCCTGACGCAAAAGGGACAGCATTATTTCAGCCGTTCGCCGCTTTCCGGCGAGAGTGTTTACCGCCTTTTGTATTTCCGCAGGAGTCAGGTCCCGCATGCGGAGACCGGCAAAAAGCGGCCGGATATGATACCGGAGGCTGCGCTCATACATGGCGCGGGTGTTTTCCGATCGGGCTGCCTTATACGTTGAAATGAAGTCCTCGACATAGTCCACGACGAAACCGGAGCCGGAGCTGCGCGCCATTTCCGCCTTCGCGTTTCGGATCTTCGCTTCCAGCTCGGCAACCGTGCGACCGTAAAAGCTTTTTATGATCCGCCGGCCGTTTTCGTCATAACCGGCCCGGAACTGGTACTGATACCGACCGTCGGCGCGTTTAGAGTATTTTGCCATAGAATCACCCCGCCTTCATCAATTCGTTTTCTTCAGCAGCGCAATGTAATCCCGGAGCAGGTCCTTCTGCGCTGAGTTCAGATCCTGAACCTCGACAAGGAGTTCCGCGTCTCCGTTCTTTACGACATAATCGACCGGCGGAGCTGCCTTCTTTTCCATCGGGACATCGAAGCCCATGAGCCAAGCCTCAGAAACACCGAGCGCCTGGCCGAGTATGAAAAGCTTTCCCTGGTTCGGCTCGACTTTTCCGTTCACATAGAGAGAAATACTCGACTTCCCCATCAAAATGTGATATTTTTCGCAGTACGGAGCAACAAGCCGAACCAAATCGGCCTGTCGCAAATCGCGCATTTCCATTATTTCCCGGAGCCTTCCGGCCGTGTTCGTTACTCTTTCTCGTTTCATTTAATCACCCCCTCTCAATTACAATATAACATACCAATCGGCAAAAATAAATATTGTTTAGTATAAAATTAAACTTTTGATATTGACAAATTAAAGAAAATGTTTTATATTGAACGCAGTTGGTTCAATATTGAACGAAAGGAGGAAGACAAAATGAACGCACCCGAACGCGATTATAGCAAGCTCCGCGGGCGTATTGTTGAAAAATATGGAACCCTCGCGAACTTCGCAAAGGCTATGAACTGGTCAATCCCGACGCAGACGAAAAAGATGTCAAGCCAGGTCCCCTGGAATCAAAACGACATTATCAGCGCATCTTCTTTACTTGACATCGAAACAGAAGAGATCCCAGCTTATTTTTTTACTTATAAAGTTCAAAATTGAACTTATGGAGGACGCGAGAATGTACCCGAAAAGATGGATGACAATAACAGACCTGGTCAAGCAGGGCATTCCGAAGCGGATCCTTTACGAGATCTGCCACACGCCCGGACAGCGGCTTGCGGTTCAGTACGAAAAGGGCGGCAAATGGCACATTGACACAACCAAGCTCGACGAAGAGCTGAAACGGAGGGCAATCTGAATGAGCAGGAAAGACAAAATTCTGACCGGAATCGAAATCATCGCGGCGCTTGCCGTTGTGCTTTTCCTTTTTTCGAAGGTCGAAGAACCGACACCGAAGCGCGCGGAAGATCCGGACGACAAGACCGGGCGCATATACTGGGCCGATCCGGACGCTCCGGACGTCACGGCAGCAATCACGAACACGTTGACGCCAACGCAACTTTCAACGCAAACGACAATTCCAACGCAAATTCCAACGATTCCAACGCATTTCCCAACAAGCACACCGGAGCCGACAACAACGCCGGAACCGACGCCAGCATCATCGAGAACACAGCCGGTCGAAAGGAAAAATCACAATTTCAAGCCTTACACGAGATACACGGCATACAACCTGAAGAGCTCGCAACAGTACAAGCTGCAGCAGATCGCAAAGACGGCGGAAAACGGAATCAGAGTCGTGACGGATCCGCTCGGGAATGCCCGTTACTGCGTCGCTCTCGGCACGGCCTGGGCCGGAGGACAGCCGAAGCACATCGGGCGCTGCCTTGACGTATACATGGAGAACGGAACAGTCCTGCGCTGCGTGCTTGCGGACGTAAAACGCCAGGAAGACACGGTCGACGGCGCAAACCTTTACGGAAAGACAAACAACGAAGTGCTGGAATTCATTGTCGACGGCGCGAAGATTCCGAAGGAAGTCACAAGAACCGGAAACGTCTCGAACGCTGGCCCTGAGTTCCGCGGAGGCGTTGCGAAAATCGTTGTTTTCGACTTATGGATCGAAGGATTCGGAGGCTGACATGAACCCAAAACTCGCACCGTGCAACGGGTGCCAGGAAAGACACCCGGGATGTCAGACAGACGCCTGCCCGCGCTGGAAAGAATGGCACGAATGGCTGCAGGCCCGGAAAACCGTAATTTTCAAGAAAAGATGGCTCGACACTGCGCTCCGGAAGGTCGGAAGCAGCAAGGGCAAGGAGAAGCGCCCGGCGCGACTTCTGCAGAACAAATCGCACAAGAGGGAGGGAAACCGTGAACGGATGGAAACGAGGATGGACGAGAGTGACCGGATCCGGGAAGAAGTACGGAAACGCGAAGAGTGAAGTCGACGGGGAGATTTTCGACAGCAGAAAAGAAGCCCGGCGTTATATAGAGCTGCAATGGCTCCTGAAGGCCGGCACGATCAAAGATCTTCGGAGGCAGGTCCGGTTCGTTTTGGTACCGGCGCAGCGGGAGCCCGACGAAATAGGACCGAGAGGCGGCAGGAAGCCCGGGAAACTGATCGAAAAAGAAGTGGCCTACATGGCCGACTTCGTATACACGGACACAGACACCGGCGAAACGGTCGTCGAAGACGTAAAAGGTTATAAAGGCGGCGGCGCATACGCAGTCTTCTCACTCAAGAGAAAATTGATGCTGTACGTTCACGGCATACGAATCCGCGAAATATAGGAGGCAGAACATGGCAATCGACTACACGAAAGAAACGAAAAAGGTCATAGAGGAAATGAAGGACGTCAAGAAAACGCTCCGCTATTTTCCAAAAGTTATCACAGAGGACAATCAGAAGCTGCGAGACAACCTGCTCAAAGCATATAAAAACACGCTCGAAAGCGACCTTCTCGACCTTTTGAATGCCCTGCTTGACTGGAACGACGCAGGGAATCAGATCTTCGAGGAAAAGACCGAAACGAAATGTGACCGAGGCATGGCAGCAGGTTTTTCATGCGAAATTTGCGCAGATTATGACTGCGAATCAAACCCGGAGGGCAAAGCATGAGGATATACATCAGCGGCCCGATCAGCGGGCGAGACGCCGGCACGGTAAGGGAAGAGTTCGAAGCGGCGGAGCGAATGATTCTGGAAAGAGGACACGTCCCGATAAACCCCGTCAAAATCGCGGAGAAGCTTCCCCAAAACTCGGAGTGGAAGGACCACATGGCAGCAGACCTTCCGGAGCTTTTTTCCTGCGATGCGATTTATCAGCTCGCCGGATGGAAAAGAAGCCACGGGTGCCAGCTCGAAAACATGGCCGCCATATACGCGAGAATGCCGCGCTATTGCGCACTGGTTCCGGTTCCGTTTGCGAGCCCGAAGCTGGCCGGAATATACAGGAGGAAACAAGAAGATGGACGAAAACGCAGGAAATAGCAAGCAATACTATTGGATCAAGCTCCAGGAAGACTTTTTCCAAAGCAAGGAGATGAAAAAGCTTCGGAAGATCGCCGGAGGGCCGGTCTTTACGCTGATTTATCTCAAGATGCAGCTGCTCGGAATGAAGACAGGCGGCAAGATCTTTTACGACGGCGTCGAGGACACGTTCGTCGAGGAAATCGCCCTCACAATCGACGAGGAACCGGAGAATGTGGCCGCAACGCTGGTCTTCCTCGAAAAGACCGGTCTCGCGAAGAAAATCAGCGATTCCGAGGTCTATTTACCGGAGGTCGAAAAAAACACTGGAAGCGAGACAAAATGGGCGCAATATAAGCGAAACAAGAGGCTTTTGAGTGGACATTGTCCAATACCTGTCCAAATAGCGTCCAACGATTGTCCGACAGAGATAGAGATAGAGAAAGAGAAAGAGATAGAGTTAGAGATAGAGACAGAGTCAGAAAAAGAAGAGAAGAAAAGAGAAGAAGCTGACGCTTCTTCAAAACCCGCGAGAACTAAAGAGCCGAAGCATCAACACGGCGAATATAAGAACGTTTTGCTGACTGACACCGAGTTCGGAAAGCTTCAGGCGGAATTCCCGAACGACTGGCAGCAGCGGATCGAGAAGCTGAGCGCCTACATGAAGAGCACCGGGAAGGTTTACAAAGACCATCTCGCAACGATCCGGAACTGGGCGCGGATGGAAGCAGAAAGAAACGGCGGCGGAACCAGGGCACCGCGACAGGGAAGCGCGGAAGACCTGCGCCGGAGTTACGACCTACTCGCGGAATTTGCAAAGGAGGACAGCAGTGGATGAAATAAAGGCATTTCTCGCAAGATGGAAGAAACACTGCAAGCGCCAGCTTTACTGCGAGCGCTGCGACATTTACGGAGCCTGCCCCATGTGCGGCGAGATTTACTCGGCCTCGGAGCTTACGGAGGACATGATCGACCGGATGGTCGAAACGATAGAAGAAACGGAGGAATAAAGGAATGGGACTCACAAAAGAAGACGCCGGCATGATTGCGCAGGACTACAGGCTGGCGAAGGACAAGGAAGAGCAGATCAAGATCATGTCACAGCTTTACGCAATCAGCACGGCAGAGATCCGCGGGATTCTTTACCGCGCCGGAGAGTATAAGGTCGGAGAGCAGGAAATCCGCCAGGCGCTCGAACGCTTGCAGAAGGGCGGCAAGAACAACAGCCTCGGAGGTTTACGGCTATGGCTCGCAGCCTTTAAGAACTGCACGTCGAAGCAGGCAAAGCGGATCCTTACGGACTACAGAGAAAAGCCCTGGGCGGAGCCCATACCGGACGAAGATTTCCGGAAGGCACTGGAGAAGAAGGACGAAGACGAAATCGAAATCATCATGGCAGCAGGACCGGAGCCTGAGCCGGAGAAACCGGCGGAAAAGACGGACGTCGAGCCGAGATTCAGCGCAGAAGAGCAGAAACTGATCATTTACGGGCTGACAAGGCTCTACTGTGAAAAAGACCAAGAATGGCGGAAAATGAAAGAAAACGCGGACGAGAAGAAGCGGAAGCTGGAAGAGGCCGAAGCCGAATATAAAGCCGCTAAAGAGGCGGAAGACCTGGCAGCAGCCTCGATGGCCGATCTTGAAGCCCTGATCGGCAGGATTCAGGCAGAGGAACCGGAACAGAAGGCAGACGACCTGAGCGAGCAGCTCTGGGCGGAGTTATCGGGCGAAAAATAGGAGGTTTACATCATGGCAAAATTGAAGCTCACGGCGGAGAACGCCGGTCAGGAAAGAATCCTGAAATATCTTGAAGAGAACGCAAGCGACGTGCTGGCCGAGAAAATAAACGGCGGCAACAAGACAATGGCGGGCTGCTGGACTTACATCGTAAGCAGTGCCCGGAGCCTTGCAAAGAACAACTGCGCATGCGTCGAGGACGCAGAAGTTTACGGGTGGGCCGTTCACTACTTCGAGGAAGACGACCTCAGCAAAGAGAAGCCGGCACCGGCGCAGAAGACCGAAGAAGTGGATCCCAGGATTCACGAAAGATACATGAAGACACTCGAAGAGAGGGAGAAGAAGCTCGAGGAAGAGCAGAAGAAGGCAAAGGAGGAAAAAGCCCGCAAGGAGCAGGAGAAGATGGAAGAGCTCCGGAAGAGGAACGAGGAACGCGAGGAAAAGGCCAGGAAGAAGCTCGAGGAAGAACGGCGGAAGAAGGAAGGCGGCATCGAAGGCCAGCTGAGCCTGTTCGACCTGTTAGGAGGCGAGTGACATGTGCATGAGAGACCACGAGATCCCGAGAGAATACTGCCCGATCATTCCGCTGAAGGAGATGCGGACACCGGCGGCGGTCAGGAAATACGCCGACCGTCACGCGACCTGCAACACGAAATGGATGGTATGGCTTCAGGAACACCACGGGACGCTGCTCGCCAGGACATTTGCGGCGAAGCGGACCAGAAAAGAAGGACTGCAGCTGTTCGAGTGCATGAGAGAGGTTCCCGGGTGCAGCCTATTTCTGCAGCGGAACATGTGGATGACCTACATGGTAGGATGGCAGTGCTGGTTCCCAGCACCGAACGAAATTGCTGACTGCGAATGGCGGAGCGTTGAAGTGAAGAAACGGCCGGGAGTTTTCCTCGAGATCATAAACCCGGAAGCCGTGAAAGAATGTTTCACGTTTCAATACTGCGGATGGCAGAAGGACAGCGACATCGAGCTGCTCGACTACCTGCATTTGTGGCTCGAGAATCCCGGAGTGGAATACTTCGCGAAGATCGGGCTCCGGCCGAAGGCGACGCTGGTCAAAAAGGCCACAAAGGACGGAAACTTCCGCAAATGGCTCCGGAGCTTGACGAAGGAACAGATCCTCCAGGCGAACCTGTATGGACCGTCGGCAACAATCGAGGCATACAGGACGCATGACAACATCATCAGCTGCAGCGACCGGCTCACAGATCAGAGACGCCTGCGCCGGGAGATTTTACGGCACGCAAAGGCGGTCCTGCAGGCAGGCTGGAGCGCGGAAAAGGTCCGCGACTATCTGCAGGAGTACGCAAAGAGAAACGACAGGGACGCACGGTCATATTACAGAATGCTTCCCGATCTCGGGACTTACGGCGACTACATAAGCGCGGTCGAATACTTACGGCTCGACCTTCACGACACGAAAGTCGCGTTTCCTTACGACCTGCAGCGCATGCACGACCTCCGGATCAATCAGATGCGGAGCATGAGGGCGGCGGAGGACCGGAAGCAGAAACTGGAGCTGACCGCACGGTTCCGGGAACGGGCAAAAGAGCTCAAACGGTTCGAAAGAACGGCCGGCGCATTCTGCATCGTAATTCCGAACGTCCGGCAGGACCTGGTCAAAGAGGGAAACGCCCTTCATCACTGCGTCGGCGTTATGGGCTACGACCTGAAGATGGCCGACGGGAAGACCTTTATCGCATTTTTACGCAAGGCAGGGGCGAAAACGGTTCCTTTTGTTACGATCGAATACAGCCTGACCTCGAAAAAGATCCTGCAGATCTACGGAGACCACGACAGCAAGCCGGAGGCGGAAGTCATTAAATTCGCGAACGAATGGGCTGACAACGTGACCAAGCGCCTGAAGGCGGCCGAGGCCAGGGCAAGGAAGAAGGCGGAACAGGAAGCCCTGCAGAAGATCCTCGATCCGTTAAAAACGGTTTACAAGGCCGGCGAAGAGCCGAGAAGGGAGGCGACAGCATGAGAGTGGCAATTTGCGAACGTTGCGAACATTATGCAAGAAAAAGATGGAGCCACGCGCACACAGGCGCATCAGGAAGGCGCGTCGGATTTACGCACGCATACGGTTATTGCAAAAAGGCTGAGAAAAGATGTTCAGAAGTCAAGGCCTGTCCGAAATTTGCAGAAGAGAATCCGAAGCTTTTGGAAGAATGGAGGCAGACGCAGTGAACATCTACTGGTGCAACCCGGAAAAGCAGAGACCTTTCTGCAAGAAGCCGGAGCGGTTCTGCGGCAGATACTGCACGATGACATTCAACCAGAACTATTCAACCGGAGAACCGCCGCTCACGCCGGAAGAAGTCGATGCGGAGAACGAACGGATCCGGGAGCTTTACGAGGCAGACAGAAAAAAGAAGGCAGAAATGGCAGCAGGAGGAAACGGAAATGGATGACAAGCACAGGAGCGAGAAGCTGGACGTCCTGATCGGGAACCGAGTCGACATCACGTTCAGAGACGGAGAGAGACTGACCGGCGTGCTCGGATATGACGACCTTTACAGAATCGGCATGTATTACATACAGACCTGGCGCGGGACAATCTACTTCAGAAAAAGCCATGTGGCGAGGATTCGCGAGGAAGGAGGCACAAAATGATTTTAATTGCTGTTTTCGTTTTGATTTTTCAGGCAATGACGCTGGCCGGCGTTTTGACGCTGATGGAGGAAAAGGACCGGAAGGCAGGCGAAAAGCGAAACCCCAACGTTTACAGGAAAATGAGCGAGCCGGAAGCGCGGCGGATCCTTCGGGACCTTGCGAACGAGATGACGACAACCGCAGAAGAGACCGCAGCAATCGACACGGCACTCGCGGCCGAATGGAACAATAAAGCCGAGTTTTCCAGGGCACCGCTTTCTGACTTAATAGAGAACGGGCAGACGCACAAACGCCGCGAAGGAAT